CTTCCTCCTCTTCTTCCTCCGTTAAGAGGAGAGAAATGACTCGGGGTTCATTGTATTTTATCGCTAAACTGAAGGCTTTTTCTCGTTCATCGTCATTAAGGGGGTTGGGCGAGATCGTAGAAGTATCGAATGAGATCGAAATCATGGGTTTTAATGACACGACGAAAACACTCCTCTGCAGAAACATAGCGCTCAGATCCCTTTGCACATGGAAAATCGGGATGCTTTGAAATTAACTCCAGGTACCGCTCAGGAGGAGGGTAAAGTCCCTGACCGTCTAATGGCGGCTCAAAAAACTCTTCCTCGGTTACACCGATGTCTCTTTGAGCCTTGGAAATCCAAAAGGACTTCTCATTACAGATAGGTCGGTAGTTGGGAAAATGTTGACAAAGTTTTCTCACCTCATGATAAGGAAGTATCATGAGGAGCTCTCTCCGAAGCTCCGGAGGAAGATGAACTAAGATATCATAGAGAGAACGTACTTCCATTTCAGATGCAAGATTTATTTTTTTCGGTCTTAACGAGGACAGGAGGATGATAATCTCATTTCGAGATTTCGAGATTTCGAAATCGGATTATCAATAAGGAGGGAAGCTTTTTGGAAATCTCGGATAAATTGACGCGAGATGAGGATAGGAAAAGGGAAAACAGGAATATAAAATTGATTTCAGAGTTGTACGGATTTCGATTGTCAGGAAAATGACAACAAGACAAGTTGAATATCCGGTTGCTCTTGATCTTGGAACGACTTACAGTTGTATTGCTGTCTGGAAGAATGGACGTCCTGAGGTGATTGCAAATGAACAGGGGAATCGGACCACACCGTCAGTGGTTGCATTTACAGAGACAGAGAGGATTGTTGGAGATGGGGCGAAGAATCAGGCGGCGATGAATCCTGAAAACACAGTTTTTGACGCCAAACGTTTGATTGGGCGAAAATTTTCAGATTCCTCTGTTTCGGAAGATATTAAACACTGGCCATTTAAGGTTGTCGAGGGGCCGAATGACAGGCCGATGATTGAGGTGACATTTAAAGGTGAGAAGAAGAGATTTTATCCGGAGGAGATATCTGCGATGGTCATTGGTAAGATGAGACAGGTGGCTGAGGATTATCTTGGGACGCCAGTGAAGAAGATGGTTATTACGGTTCCGGCCTACTTTAATGATTCACAGCGGAGTGCGACGAAGGATGCTGGACGGATAGCTGGAGTGGAGGTGTTGCGAATTCTGAATGAGCCGACGGCGAGTGCATTGGCCTATGGTTTGGATAAGAAGGGACAAGGAGAGAGGACGATTCTTATCTTTGACTTTGGGGGAGGAACACATGACATTTCTCTTTTGACGGTGGATGATGGATTTTTTGAGGTCAAGGCGACGTCAGGGTCAACACATCTTGGAGGAGAAGACATTGATAACCGTCTGGTTGAGTATTGTGTGCAGGAGTTTTCGAAGAAGTTTAAGAAGGATCTTCGAAACAATCCTCGAGCTCTGCGGAGACTTCGGACGGCATGTGAGAGAGCGAAGAGGACACTTTCATCGATGACTCAGACGACGATAGAAGTGGAGTCTCTTCATGAGGGAATTGACTTTATGATTCCGATAACGCGAGCGAGATATGAGGAGTTGTGTATGGACATTTTCAAGGCGACTCTCGAGCCGGTGGAGAAGGTGCTTCGAGATGCGAAGATTGCGAAGAGTCAAGTGGATGAGATTGTTCTTGTCGGAGGGTCGTCGCGGATACCGAAGGTTCAACAGATGCTTTCGGAGTATTTTGGAGGAAAGGAACTGAACAAGTCAATCAATCCGGATGAGTGTGTGGCCATTGGGGCCTGTATTGAAGCGGCCATTCTCTTGGGAGTAAAGGACTCGAATCTCAATGAGGTTATTCTGGTTGATGTGACTCCTCTTTCCTTGGGGCTTGAAACGGCTGGGGGAGTGATGACCGTTCTTATTCCGAGAAACACACGAATTCCTGTAAAGAAGAGTCAACTCTTCTCAACAGCGAGTCATAATCAACCGGCGGTGACGATTAAAGTGTTCGAGGGAGAGAGGAGTCGAACACGTGACAACAATCTTCTGGGCACGTTTGAACTGACAGGAATACCGCCGGCTCCTCGGGGTGTTCCTCAGATTGAAGTCACGTTTGATCTTGACAGCAATGGTATTCTTAACGTGACAGCGGAGGACAAGGCTACATCAAATAAGAGTAATATTACAATTAAGAATGAAAGAGGTCGACTCACTGAGGATCAGATTAAGAAGATGATCGAGGAAGCCGAGCGAATGAAAGATGAAGACGAGCAGTTTAAGAAACGGATTGACGCGAAAAATCGGTATGAAAACTTTCTTTACACGATGAGAAATAGTCTAAATGAGGAGTCTCTGAAATCGAAACTGCCATCTGAGGAGATGTCAAAGCTTTCGAAAGAACTTGACGAACATCAACAGTGGCTCGACAGTCATCCCGATGCGACAATCGAGGAATACAATAATAAACAGAAAGAGCTTGAGTCGAAGATTCATCCGATAATGAGTCAACTTTATGGGTCATCAGGTTTCTCTCGGGAAGCGTCTTTCTCTCGAGAGTCGAAATCTGGACCGACGGTTGAGGAAGTTGACTAAGATTTCGGGACATATTCATATCATTTCCTCGAAACATGGAAATGATATGAGTTCGATGTTTGAGGTTTAGGAGAGACGTGGCATTTCACCCGTGGGAGCTTGAAAGCGAGATGGAACAACTGTGGGAAGATGACGAGGAGCCGGAATTCCACCAGATAGAGCCGGCCCCTTTGGAGTTGACGGTCGACTCGGTGAAGCCGGAAACGGAGGAAGTCCCGGCGCCATCTTAACTGGCGCTGAGACTGGAGGAATCGCTGGAACTTCCGCCGGTTTCGACGACACCGGCGGAATCGCGGGGACCTCCGACGGTTTCGACACGAGAGGAGGAAGAGGAGGAGGTTGTTCAGACGAACCGATGGTCAGACTGGAACCTTCTTCCGGCGGACGCGAGGGAGCTGGACTTCGAGGAGGACTTCGAGGAGCACTTCGAGATGGAGTTCGAACCTCACGAGAACCTCGACGGGGAGTACGAGGAGGAGGTGGATGAAGAAGACGTTCAATGAGTTCAGCCTTCTTACCACTGGTCGAGATTCCTTTCTGTCTTAGCAGATCCTTAAGTTCCTCGACGGTGTGACGCTGAAGACGCTCTGCGGTCAGGGGACCCTCCGTGAGGGGAGATCGAGGAGTTTTGGGTCGTCCTTTCGGTCGAGGAACTTTCGGCGTCTGTTTGAGAGGACGCGAAGGACTGACGATCTTTGGAGGTCGTCCTCGTCCCCGATGAATTTCCGGACCTCCTTCTCCCCGCTGAAATCGGAGAATGCGTTCAATGAGCTCATCTTTTCGTCCACTCTGACGAATGTTATATTCCGACGCGATACCCCGAAGATCTCGAAGAGTCAGTTTTTGGAGAGTTTCCTTGTCAAGCTTGGGAATCTTTTCCGCGTATCGAGGACTCAATGATTGAGGAGGCCTCGGTGAGGGAATATAGGGAACAACTCCCGTACTTGGAAGTCGAGGAGATCCGGGACGCGGGGAGATTTTTTCCTCCTTCTCCTCGGACTCCTCTTCTTCTCCTTCGAGAGAAACTTCCTCCTGCTCCGAATTATGGATCAGACGAATAAGATCTTCCTTCCGAGCAAGACGTGTCGGAGTAATGCCTCTCTCTTGAAGAATCTCCCGAAGCTCCTGGACACTCTTTTTGGAAAGCTCTTCTTCTGGAGGTAACTCTGGTTTCGACATTGTATTTTTGGTAGAATCTCGATTTTTTTTTAACGATTTTTTAATTAATTTCAAAACATCCAAAATTATAAATTCCAGATTTCCACCTTAACCTTCCATCTAACATCGATTCCGTCTTAAAGGATGATCTTCTTATATCTTTCGAAATTGATTTGATGAGAGGTATATACCGATTCTCATTGTTAAATTAATATGGAGACTTATGGAAGTTGCAAAGAAGCGATGTACATATCATTTGGTTTTATGGGTATGGGTCTTGTTACAATTGCCCTCGTCTCTCCATTTGTAGGTTTGGCAACACTTCTAATGGTGATAGGATGTTATGTCACAATAATTAGTCTAATTCTTCTGGGATATTGGATCATGTCAACATATCCGAAAAAGGATGACGAAAAATACAACAATAAAAAGGCACCACCTTTCTCTTTTTCTTCCCCGACGTCTTCTTCCTCTTCCAATATCCCATTTCTTTCTGATAATATGCCATTATAAAAGAATGATCTCGGATTCGACTTAAATAATTTCGAATGGAAGTTATTTAAGTCGAAAAGAAAAAAATGCAATTCCTGGTTGAAAGAAAAACATTTTATCCACCCTATCCTCCGAATTACACTCTGGCGGAACCGTGGCTTTCCCGAATTTTGACTCCAGATGATCGGTACATTCCTTTCTTCTTTCTATCTGTCTCGAAGGAGGATTCCTTTACAATTATTTATAGCCATGAAAATGCTGAGGACTTGGGCTCGATCTATCCTCGGATGAAGGACCTGTCTCAAAAACTTAATGTTAACATTCTCGCTTGGGACTATTCTGGTTATGGTCCGTATAATTCTCGTGACGCCGATCTTCGAAGAAAAAATCGCCGATCTTTTTGCCTCTTTCGGAGAACGGACGACAAGTACCGTCCCAGTGAGGAGAAGTGCTATTCGGACATTCTGTTACTCTATACCTGGCTCCGGCGAAGAGGAGTTCCGCCAAACAAAATCATTCTCATGGGAAAGAGTCTTGGGACGGGGCCGACAATATATTTAGCTTCTCAACTGAGTCCGTCCGACTATGCTGGAGTAATTCTGATTAGTCCGTTTACGTCGATTGTTCGAATTGTCTCGAATCTTCTCGCCTTGATTCCGAGTCTCGATATCTTTCCAAATATCGATCGCATTTCCCGTGTAAAGAATCCGGTTCTCATCTTTCATGGATGGAATGATGAAATTGTCCCATATTTTCACAGCTGTCAACTGTCAAATCGGATTCCCTATTTATATCGTTTCTATCTCTTTCCTTCTCGAGGACATAATGATCTTACATTCCAAGATCTTCTTCCTTTTCTTCAACAGTTTCTGAACTTCATTTCGGAAAAAAAAAATCTGACAATAACAAAAAAATGCAATTCGAAGACTTGCCATTAGAAGTTCGACGTCTGATTTTGGAGGCGGAACCCATTGTTACCCTGAAAGCGGGAAAGATAAGTCGGAGATATCGAAAGTTAACGCAGCAAGAACGGGAAAAAATCGTAAGATGTACCCTACCTCCGGCACTTTATCACTATAAGTCATTTCTGGATTACACCAATGATCTCCAACCCATTGGACTTATGTATATTGAAACAGTTCCTATGTATATTGAAGAAGTTCCGAAACAATATCCCGAACCTAGTTCGACGCCGTCCCAAACCGGTGAAGTCATCGAGACTATATACTATCCCGAAGGCTATAACTATATGTACTCTATATCATACACTTTATGGCAGGATAAAGATAGACGTCTTCAGATCGCGAGACATGTTGAAAGAACTGAAACTCAATATATTGAAGGAGGAGTCCGTTACGTTCTCGCCAACATCCAAGCGGCAGGACCACGGTCTCGCTTAGATGTTATTTCCTCATGGGCCATTGCGGTTAAAGCATGTGGAGATATTTATCGGGAAGCATTGGGAGCCTATTATATCGACTATTTTGATAAAATCTTTTATAGATACTTTCTCAAGGAAGATGAAGATCCGCATTACTTGACAATCGCTGGATCCTGGATCACTCTCCACTTCTTAGCCACAAATCAAAAAGTCAACCCTGCAGAATTCTTTCCGATCGAAGAAGCCCGAGAAGTTATTGCCCGAGAATATGAACATATCCGATTGATTCTGAAAGACTACCTCTCCCTCTCTTAAAGAAGAAAGAAGGAATTATCTTTAAACATTTCTGTTTCGAGGGAAAGGAAACAGAAATGTTTTCGATTCCGAGTCTTTCCGCCTTCGCCTATTGTCAAGTGAAAAATACTTTCCTTGATCGATACATTCCGTTAACAGATGATCGACGCGAGATCTGGGAGAAGCTCCTGATACATGTTGATGGAAAATATATTCCTCGTCTCATTCCAAGAGATTCTTTTTCGAATAAGGTTCTCTCAGATGAAAAGGAGATTGTCGATTATATTAAGATCGTCTCAACTTTCAGTCGAACCTCCCCCTGGTTGGCGTATCAGTTTCTCTTTCGATGTAACTTGAATCTCGTCGATGCCATTATCTGTTGTCAGATATGTCCCTGATACTTCTTCTTCGAAGGCCTGTCTCGTTTACAACGCTCCTTAATATAGTGGTCTCGGGCTCTCTTACATAGCTTTTCATATCGATAGTGAGGTCCTTTCTTCTTCTTCCGAAGATGGTCGAAACGTTTTCTTCCCCACTCTTGCATGAGAGGTCGATTTATTCTCTTCTTCCTTTGAAACATGGGAATGGTAAAGGTAAAATCAAAGTCCTCGGAAAAAGTAAATGTTTCTGTTTCACTCGTGTTCGTACTGGAGGTGTGCTTCTTTGAAGGCATGATTTTAATACATTCCGAGAAAAAATGTCGCAAGTCAAAGGGAAAACTTCAACGATTACCTTCCGACGTGGAAGATTTTTTCTTTCACGTCGGAAGATGGGAAACTCTATGTTGAGAAATCGAGACTACTGTTGAACACATTCCGAAGAGAAAGAGGTAGGCATAGCCTCCTCCTCTTCCTTCTCTGAAGAACTGAGCGAGGGAGTTTCTTTGACATCTTCAAGAGTGACCGGTTCCGCTCCTTTTGTGGAACGGACCAACTCTCGAGGAGGAAGGACGGAAGACAATTTCCGGAGACGATCAGCCGTGAGAAAATCTGGAGGAGGAAACTCGACTGCAAACGTGAGATAGAGGTCTCCATATTTTGAGGAGTCCTTAAAAAAGGGAAAGCCTTTCCCTGGTATTTTCTTCATCGTTCCAGGAGAAATGACAGTTCCACTTGGAACCGTGAGAAAGAGAGTTGTTCCATCAAGAGTCTTCAGAAGACGTTGAAAACCTCCGAGAGCCTCCATAAGATTAATCTTCAGTGTCATAAAGAGGTCGTTATGTTTCCGCGTAAAGACGTCATGCCTCTTTTCCTCAATGATGAAGACAAGATCTCCTCTTTCTCCGTTCGAACTGGTGTCACCTTTTCCTTCAAGAATAATCTTATACCCATTGGGAGTCCCTCTTTTCAGAGGAAGAGAAATTTCCTCGTATTCAATCGAGATCTTACTTCCGGAACATGAGGAACAGGAGTCCTGAGGAAGAATCGTCTCTCCGAGACCGGAGCAAGCTGAACACGTCACCTGCGTTTGGGAAAAAATTCCAAATGCCAACTGATGTCGAAGAATTTGGACTCCTCGACCGCCACACTGTTGACATTTCAGAGAGGAGGCCCCCGGTTTAAGTCCGGAGCCAGAACATAACTTACAGTTAGATTTTCGAGCAAGAACAAGAGTTTTGGTATGTCCCGAAAAGAGCTCTTCAAGAGAACAGGGGACCTTGAAAATACTTGTCTCACCCTTGGCTCGACGAGGGGCAAAAAATTGAGCAAAGCCAGGCATTCCAGCAAAGACTTGAGCAAAGATGTCCTCCGGAGAGGAAACGGGAGTGCCGGAAAGACCCTCCATACCATAGGTGTCATAGATTTTCCGACGATTCTCATCAATGAGAATCTCATAGGCTTGAGAAATTTCCTTAAACTTTTCACTTGCCTCCGGATCCGGATTCTTATCCGGATGATATCGAAGAGCCAGCTTCCGATAGGCCTTTTTAATCTCTTCCGAAGACGCCGTGGGTTCAACTCCAAGTCTATCATAAAGGTCTCGCTCAAACACCATTCTTTGAATTTTATAGACATGGAAGATATCTTTAAATTTGATTTCTTTCAACGAAATTCCAGTCTTTTCCAGACTCTTGACATTATGATACGAATCTCTTCATTCTGTGTTTCGGCTGACATGCTATCATTTTCATTTGACTTTGAGTGTTTTGTCCCGGAAGTCTCTCCAATCCAGGAATGTCGCGTTCTTCCAGTCTCTCGTTTCGCCAATCCCCGAGGCTACTCCACCTATTACTATCCGTTCCAACTTGCTAACCTCTTCCGACGAATTCTGGCAAGTCAGATTGAAGTTCCAGCTATCGACACAGTGGAAGTCATCTGTAACGAGTCACCTCTCGTTGATGAACTTCTCACCTTTCGTTTGGGTCTCATTCCCATCCGAATCTCTTCTCCAGAAAATCTTGAAAATGTCACTCTCACTCTGAATCTCTCCGGTCCCCTAACCGTCCTTAGTTCTCACTTCGTCTCCAGTAGTCCCAATATTCAAGTCAAACCTGATATTGAGATTATCTCCCTTGGAAAAGGACAACGACTCTCCCTCAAAGCTTATCTTCGTCTGGGAACCGCGGAGAAACATGCCAAGTGGTCTCCCGTCGCCAGTCTCTATTATGAATACGTCAATCCTCACCTCACTAACACTCAGTTCCGCTTTAAAGCTGATATCACGGGATCCCTAACACCCTCCGAACTTCTTCTTCGAGCCAAACAAATCTTTGAAACTCAGGTCCCCTGGGTCACAATCGATCTTCCTCTTATTGAACAATATATCCCAGAATCTTCCTTCTCGAAAGATTTCTCAGGTAAAAGCGAATCCGAGGATCTTGAATGTCCGGAAACATATCCTCCTGAATAAGAAAAGATGGAATATTCAGTGTCTCAACAATACGCTGAAGTCCCGCAAGATGAACATAGTCAGGTTGATCTGGATCGCTCAATTCAAATTCGATAAAGATTTGCAGAATCTGGTCCGGAAGATTGTTGGGATTATATCGAGACAGCATCGCAAGAAGAACTTGATAAAAGAGTTCGATGTTGACCTCCATTTTTTTTTCTTTATTCTTTAGATTTTTTTATTTAAACATAAACGAATCTTTTCGAGAAAAAAAAAAACACGTCATGGAGAATCTGGAACTATCAACTGCTCCACGTTTTGCATCACAATGGTTTCGAACTCACAAGGTTAACATGTTAAATATTATTGCTCTTGCCATGATTATCATTGAACACTCCTCTCGTCGAAATTATCTTGATGGGGATGATAAGCAACATCTCGTCTTGGCCTATCTTCCCACTCTGGTGAACCTTCTTCTTCAACTTTCGTATATCACGAAGGAACAGGCCACCTCATTTCAGGAAAAAATTAAACAGAAACCCCTGAAAATTTTCGACACCATCTCCACAATCGCCTCGATTAGTAATCATCCCAACTTATTTCAGTTGAATAAGTGGTCTCCTCGAAAAAGACGATTCTGTCTTCCTTGTTAATTCGAGTTTCGATTTAAAAGACACAGTCGAAACTCGACATCTTCATCTTCTCTCAAAGAAAAAAAATCTCTTCTCTCAAAGAAAACAAAACCTTTTATCTTGAAACATGGACGGTTGGTTCGTATTCATTGTTATTGTTCTCGTTCTTATTCTCCTTCTTCTTCTCTTTGGTCGAGCTCTTGGTGCCACTCTTCTTTGGATCATCATTATTATTCTTCTTATTCTCGGCATTCTGTTTCTTCTCGGTTGGAGAAAGTAACTCGGTCCGAAGAATCTGAAACTCCGACATGTCATCTTTCGAGAAAGATGACATGTCGATAACATCTCCAACGAAGATCGAATCCAGATTCTGATCTGGGTTCGATCTTCTTCTTTTTTGACAAAATGCATCCTTATCCTTTGGATCAAGTTCTTTGGAAAGACACTCCTCAAGCATCTTCCTGGTACAAGGTGGGCCTTCAAGCTATCTCACAAGGACGAGTCGGGGTAATTCTTCTTGCAGGAGGTCAAGGGACACGTCTTGGTTCCTCTCTCCCGAAAGGCCAGTTTGATCTGAAACTTCCGTCCGGGAAAACTCTCTATCAACTGTACGCGGAGCGCATCTTAAAACTTGAACTTATGACGAATTCTTCGATTCCATGGTATATCATGACAAGTTCTGCCACTTCTGACTTCACTGTGGAATTTTTTAAGAAAAATAACTACTTCTCCCTCTCTCCCTCAAATGTCATCTTCTTTCGTCAAGACGATCTTCCCGGACTCACGGAGAAAGGAGAACCAATAAAAGATGTTTCCGTTCCCAATGGCAATGGGGGGATGTTTCTTTCGTTAAAGAAACATGGTCTTCTTCAGAACATGAAGAAAAGAGGCGTCGATATACTTTTCGTCTCCTCTGTTGATAATATTCTCTGTCAAGTTGCCGATCCCACTTTTATTGGAGCCTTCATTTGTCGCAACGCCGAGTGTGGACTTAAAGTTGTTACAAAGAAGTCTCCCGATGAATGTCTCGGCGTCGTTGTTTTAGACTCCGCCGGTAAAGTCAGAATTGTGGAGTATTCCGAATTATCAAGCGACATGAAGAAAGAGAACTACACCTTGGGTAATATTTGTATTCACCTGTTTACAAGGGATTTTCTTGAGTTTGCAAGTTCCATTGAGCTTCCCTATCACTTCGCCCGAAAGAAACTTGTCGACGGCTTCGGAAAAACGCAAGACATCACCGGAATTAAACGGGAACAGTTCATCTTTGATATCTTCCCCTTCGCCTCTTCTGTTCTTGTCTTTGGAGTTAACCGGGAAGAGGAGTTTGCCCCTCTTAAAAATGCCACAGGACCTGACAGTCCAGAAACCTGTCGTCAGGCCTTCTCCTCCCTCTGTATTTCCTGGTTAGAGCGGAGTGGAGCTAAGGTTCTGCGCTCCACCCCTTTTGACCTTGTTGAAATATCACCCCTCCTGTCCTCTGATGGAACTCATCTAAAGCAAATCGTTAAAGGGAAAACCTTTCAAGCACCATGTTATCTTGGAACTCTTCCCTTGGATCCATAGAAAGAATCCTCTTATTTGTTATCTTTCGAAAGATAACAAATAAAAGGTAAATTTACAGAGAAAGCAACTGATCATATGATGGAAATGGAAAAACGTCTCCCGGAAGAAGAGACTCGGCCTGATTCAAAAGATCCCGGGCCGTGGCGAGAAGAGTCCGCCGAACAAAAGCACTTGACTCTCTGTCTTTGATTGTGGGAATAATATCACTTATCTTCCTCGACACATCGAAAAGATTGTTTGTGCAATTAACCAACTGTGTAACATACTCTCTCTGTCTTCCACTGGAAATCTCAGAATTAAACAGTTCGTTGAAAAATTTCATGAGATGGAGAACCACGATCGAAATCAACATATTACACGTTCTCAACTCACGAAGTGTCGTCTTAATAAAGTTGTCCTCTCTCACAGAAAACAGAGCCTCCAATTCCTTTGATGACATCACCTTCATTCTCTGAAAAACATCATCCTTCCGAGTCTCCAAAAGAGACTCTCCAAGAGAACCACAGTACAGCCCTCTTCTCTGAGCCTCTCCTCGCCACTCCGAAGTATAATTATCTCCATTGTACACTACCTTATAGTGATCCGTGAGAATCTGGCGCACCAGCTCCAGAGGTTTTTGTCCCAGTTTCAGTTGATCCGCAATCCAATCAAGAGACTCGGCCACAATCGTGTTCAAGGTACAGATGGGACCGGCACAATTCTGACTCGCCCCAACAGCTCGAAACTCAAACTTGTTTCCCGTAAAGGCAAATGGAGACGTCCGATTCCGATCTTCCAAGGCCCCCATCACCTTCGGCTGTTCCTTCCATTCTAACTCAATTTCTCTCCTCGACAAATAAGGTATGGGTGACCCGTCAAGAATGGCCTGACAAGCCCGATCCAGGGCCTCTCCAAGATAGATGGACATAATCGGAGGCGGTGCCTCATTCGCTCCCAGGCGGTACACATTTCCAGGTGTACAGATGGATGCCAGTAACAGAGAACCATGAAGATGTACCGCCCGAATCACCGCCGCCAGAAACAGAAAGAATCGCTCATATTCTCCGTTCTCCGATTCCGCCGGAATCTCGAGAAGATTACCCAACGATTCCGCTTGAAGCGACCAGTTACAGTGCTTTCCAGATCCATTGAAACCCTCAATGGGCTTCTCCGAAAACAAACACACAAGACCATACTCCAACGCCACTTGTTTCAACGTCTCCATGAGAAGAAGATTCTGGTCAACCGCAAGAGGACTCTTCCGATAGAAGGGAGTGAGCTCATACTGTCCCGGAGCTACCTCCGCATGACGTGTCTTCATCTCCACTCCCATCCTCTTCAAACGCTTCTCCACCTTCTCGAGACATAAAAGAACCCGTCCCGGTATCATTGAACAGTAGTGATCCTCAAAACTCTGATCTCGTAACGGAGGATTCCCATAGAGAGTCCTCCCGCAAAATTTAAGATCCAACCGCCTTTCAAAAAGAGACTTATCCACAAGGAAAAACTCCTGTTCAATACCAAGTGTTGACGAAACTGACACTCCCTCCGAATACCCAAGAGCCGAAAGTACTCTCGACGCTGCCGAAGCCAGTCTCTCCTCCGATCTCAAAAGAGGAATCTTATAGTCAAGAGCATATCCCTCGTACGAACAAAAGATCGACGGCAAAATCAACACTCTTAATTTCTTCCCATCCGACGTCCTCTGCGTCCGAATAAAGACGTCCGTCCCATCCCACACAAGATATCCCCGAGATGTTGACGTCTTCCTAAGACCCCCCGTCGGAAATGAACTCCCATCCGTCTCACTCTGATAAAATTCCTCCCGATTGAAAATACTCTCATGTTTCTCCGACGTTCCCCCTGACAACGGTTGGAACCAGTGCGCATAGTGTGTGACACCTCGATTCTCCGCCCACTTTATAATATCTTCCACTTCCATCTCTGAGGACTCCTTTAATACATCCGACGACAACCTAAACATGTCAAACGATTCCTCAACGTCCATATTCCTCTCCAAATATGTGGAACTTGTCTGTCCCATTCGTTCCCGTTCTTTTCCAGTTCTTTTCCGATATTTTTCCGATATGAGTTTAATCCCCTCTCCTTTTAAGTTTATTTCCATCAAAAATCCCCCTTCTTTTTGAGGCACATTTTCGAATTTCCGGACCTGTTCTCCCGACAAAACTGTCCTTGAATTTTTCTTAAATTTTGTGGTCGTGAATAGGAATCCAGACGAACCCATGAAGAAAAATCAACGCAAAAGAAAGACAAAAATTTTCAAAAAAAATATCTTGCCTTTCTTTTCCGAAAGTTCTCTTTTTAAAAAAACACCTGAATTTAAATCCGTCTGACACCTTCCAACGTCAGAATACCCCGTTGAGAAACTTCAACGGCAACTTCTCTCAATATATATGTCTCAGGGAGACATATATATCTTCAACGCTTACATGATTAAACGCTTACATGATTAAACGCTTACATGAAGAAATAGAGATACAGCATGACCAAGACAATCCATCTCAATGGAGTCTCTACAACATTCGCAGACGATTCCTCATCTGGCCGTATCGCCGACGACCCCGCCAATGTAACTCCAACTCGCGTCCCCGTTGTTCCCGTCGATCCTGTCAATCCTGTCGATTCGGTTGTCCCTCCTGTTAATCCGGTTGTTCCCGTCAATCCCGTTGTTTCTGTCAATCCAGTTGTTCCTTCTGTTAATCCCGTTGTTTCTGTCAATCCTGTCGATCCTGTCGATTCGGTTGTCCCTCCTGTTAATCCGGTTGTTCCCGTCTATCCCGTTGTTCCTTCTGTTAATCCCGTTGTTTCTGTCAATCCTGTCGATCCTGTCGATTCGGTTGTCCCTCCTGTTAATCCGGTTGTTCCCGTCTATCCCGTTGTTCCAGTTTGAGCTGATTGTCCGGGAGTCGAGATACATGAAAATGGGCCTTCGGAGGATATATCTGGTGAAAGGTGCATGTATCGCAAAAGACATAAGGAACACCCCAAAGTCTTAACCTGCTCTAAGAGAGAGGAGAGCTCGAAAAGCATGGTCGCGTTGTTATTAAATTCCTGGGGATGTAACATGACCACGGACCACCCATAGGTTTGGATTTGAGTTTGTATCTGTTCCAAGGTTCGGCTGGCTGGTACACCGACAGGGTTATTATTAAAAGAGTCTGTAGAGGCCCCAACGGGATAACGATAGATCGGCTCCGTGTTAGAAAAGGGTCCAGAATCAATTCCTACGGATGAACTGAGATGCGTGTAACCGAGATCCGACATGGCCGAAAGTGTTTCCTCATTGAATGCATTGAACGGAGGAATAAACGTCACAAGATCTGCCTGAGGCAATGACTGTCGAATTCGAAATCGAGATTGGTTCAGTTTATTGTACTGTTCCGAATACGAGTAATGAGTAAAGTCTTCATGGTTCCAGCCATGTTCCGCCTCCTCAATTGGATAGTTTGTTGTCACATTTTGCAGATAGGAGACAATTTGAGGATCACTTCCAAAGAAGTTAGCAATAACTCCTATCGTCAGAGGAACATCATATGTCACGAATTTGTCAATGACCTGTCGTTGAGCTTCCCCAAGCCAAAAATCTTGAATATCATCGAGACGAAAGGCAATCTTACACGTCTCTCCTTCTAACATCAATCCATATAAAAACATCAGACTCCCAAGAATCTTAAACTTCATTCTCATTCTCATTCTCTAATTTTCGAGAACGAGAATAAGGACATTTCCATATCATTTTTCTTTGTATTCTTGTTGAAATGAATATCTCTTTCTAGAAAGAATTTAAACGGAAGAATGGAGCTTACTTTCCATCCAAGAAGGACTTGAGTTCATCAATAACTCCTCCAAAATCAAGAAATACCCTCGGTTTGGTTATATACCGAATCTCCTCATTCGGGTTCGGTCGAACAATTCCACTAAAAATCTCTGTATACGTTAACGTGTAAACGGGAACCTCGGATCCATTAAACAGGTAGCCCAATCTTTGTTTGACAAGAATTATATCCGTTCCATTGTCTCGTTGAAACACTCGAGCGCGACCTAACCGAACATCATCCGAATTTGTTAATTCATTCAGAAGACAGGACGCTAGTTTTTCCAGAAATGGACGAACCTCCTCTCGACGGGAAACATAACAATACTCCTCCCCATTAACTTTAATCAGAAAGACACTCTCATCCGTAAGATAGAGCTCACTAGCCAGTCGATACAGTCCCTTTTCTGTCATGTTTTTATGACTCGATATTTTATCGTTTTAATTCCAGATTTTCTTTTCATTTTTTTTTAATAACTTATTCAAAAAGAAATTCATTTTTCGGTCAAAGTTTTCCCGTTGAATGAGGTAGCCAATATCATCGTAATATCTGAAAAAAGCTATTCCGTCTTTCAAAGAAGATTTCTTCTTCCTTCTTTCTTCTGTCTTAAAAATGAGATATCTTATCTCTGTTATCAACGGAGATAAACTTCCTTTTCTTTGAAATGAAGTCTTTTCTGGAGACGAATCTCGTTCCCTTTCTCACAAGTCCCGATTTTGCTATATGTGCCGCGACACTCTTTCCAGTCTTTCGGTGTCGATCTGTTCCGGTGAACAAGTTTATAGTTAAAACGGGACTCTTTATTGAAGATGTCTCGGTGAGTCGAAGTACCATCCAGTGGCCTTTCCAAAAAATTAAAGTTATCTCCATGGAACCGATTAACTTTCGGTTTTTGAAAAGTTCCCGATCAAAGGAACTTATACCTTTTTCCCTCCCCCTGACTCTTACCGTTGCCCCGGTACATCCTCATAAAAACTCCGAAGGATTTCTCAACTTTGTCACGCGTCTTGGAGATATGGATCAAGAAAAACTTTCGGAGATTCTTGAAAATATCGTCGATGAAGAAATACAGAGCTTTATCGGGAATAAAACCTTCTTCGAAATTACCAATGACATAAATTTGTTTCGGAGACACTTCATTCATCGAGTTTCAGGAAATCTTAACTCATTGGGTCTTGAAGTCTATAATGCCAACATCGGAAAATTACGAAAAATCAAGGAGTCTAATTGGAATCAAGAAGATTTTATCTCTCCTTTCTCAGAAACAGAAAACAACATCCAACAAAAGAATACTCCTCAGTTCCCCCTCGAGAGATTTAACAGTACCTCTAAAGATCTTCGAGACTCCTTTCATCGTTTTGACTCTCCTGACACATTCTACCTATCCGAAGCAATCAATCGAAACAAAGAATAAATTAACCGAAAAACATTCAATACCTTCTCCAACTATCTGACATTTCCATCACTCTATTCCGATGACTATCATCTATCCAAATTACTTGTCAACTGTCAATACCTGACAGTCGACAATTTGTCAATCGATCTTTATCTCTTATTATCTGTTAATCCTCGATCTTTTATCTGTTAATAGTTAGAATCGGGTGTCACAGTTAAATATCCATCGCTAACAGATAAATCTCGTTTACTATCAGATAAAGATCTACTGTTGACAGGTAAAGATAGATTGACATTGACAGCTAAAGATAGATCAACTGCTAATAGTTAAAGATCAAGTGTTAACAGATAAAGATCAGGTTTAACTTGATATTACTTGTTAGAGATCGGTCTGATATTTATCTGTTAGCTATCCAAATTAAACTGTTAACAGATAAATATCAAGTGTCAACGATTAAAGATTGATCGCTAACAGCTGAAAGATTTCCTGTTAACAGATAAAGATCAATCGCTAACAGTTAAATCTTGGCTGTTAACAGTTAAAGATAAGACATTGACAGTTGAGATTTATCTGTTTACAATTAAAAATCTATTGATAATAGGTAAAATCGAGTGCCAACAGTTAAATCTCGATTGCTATCAGATAAAGATTTCCTGTTCGCAGATAAATCTCGACTGTTAACAGTTAAAGATCGATTGCTAACAGATAAATCTCGACTGCTAGCAGTTAAAGATCGATTGCTATCAGATAAAGATTTCCTGTTCGCAGATAAATCTCGACTGTTAACAGTTAAAGATCGATTGCTATCAGATAAATCTCGACTGCTAGCAGTTAAAGATCGATTGCTAACAATTTAATATCGATTGCTAACAGATAAATCTCGACTGCTAGCAGTTAAAGATCGATTGCTAACAATTTAATATCGATTGCTAACAGATAAATCTCGACTGCTAGCAGTTAAAGATCGATTGCTAACAATTTAAGATCGATTGCTAACAGGTAAATCTCGATTGCTATCAGATGTTAACGATTAAAGATCGAGTGCTAACAGTTAAATCTTAATTGTCAACAACTAAAGATCGAGGATTAACAGATAAATCTCAACTGTTAACAGGTTAATCTCGATTGATATCAGATAAGTCTCAACTTTTAACAGGTAAATCTCGATTGCTATCAGATAAATCTGAACTGTTAACAGATAAATCTCGACTGCTAGCAGTTAAAGATCGATTGCTAACAATTTAAGATCGATTGCTAACAATTTAAGATCGATTGCTAACAATTTAAGATCGATTGCTAACAATTTAAGATCGATTGATAACAGATAAGTCTCGACTTGTTAGCAGATAAATCTCGATTGCTTTCAGATAAATATCAAGCGTTAACAACTAAAGATCGAGGATTAACAGGTAAATCTCGATTGCTTTCAGATAAATATCAAGTGTTAACAGATAAAGATTCACTGTTAACAGACAAATCTCAAGTGTTAACAGATAAATATCGACTGTTAGCAATCGAGATTTATCTATTAATTCGAGATTTATCTGATAGCAATCGAGATTTATCTGATAGCAATCGAGATTTAACTGCTAACAGTTGAATCTTTATCTGTTAGCAATCGAGATTTAACTGATAGCACTCGATCTTTAATCAACATTGATAAATATCCAAAACATATCAAGTTGATAGAATTTGGAGTCGTATCAACTTGATAGAAATTGGAAGCATATCAACATTGATAAATATCCAAAACATATCAATGTTAATAAACATCCAGAACATATTCAGTTGATAGA